AAAATGTATCGGTTGCAAAGTTGTGCACACCAAGGAGCAATTGCTCTTTGAAACTGTCGGTAAGTCCTGCTGTAAACATGCTTTATCTCACCGGTATTTTGACTTGACCATCACGATAAGCATCGCCGCGCTGCTTGCCATCGCCCAAATTCTTCAGGAGCATGAGTGCCTCTTTGTACTTTGTATCGTACAAGACCATCATATCCTGCTCACCCTTCATGTAGGTATATGCCTCAACTAAGCAGCCATACAGCAGTGCTGAGTCAAAGTTGTCCCCTAACCATGATGTTTCCTCATCCACAATAGATGGCGGATAGTAGTAATAATGCAATTCTGCGCTGTAGCCCGCATTAGGGGTGGGACCAACAATAAACGACAACTCATTCACATCCGTAGAACGCGGTCCAAAGATGGCGTAATACTTAGGCTCGCCCGTGCCACGTGCATTGGGATACACCTCACGGATGAAGTTGACATCCTTAGTCAACAAATACTTGTAGTCGCCTTGAAAGATCAATGTGGCCGCCACCGCGCCGCTATTGGCTACGCTAAGTGTGATTGTTGTGCCGTTGATTAGCGTTACCTGCGCGCCAGTGCCAATGTTTGTGCCAAAGACGTATTGGCCCACCTGAATATTTGTTGCACTTGCCACAGTGACCGTAAAAGCACCCGAAGATCCTGTTGCAGTAGTTGTGGCATACGAGAAAATTGCCAACGAATAGGCAGACAAAAAGTCATCAGGACATGCCAGATAACTATTGCCCAACGTCAATGAGCCCGTCACGTTCTTACGCAAATTGGCAATCTGAACCGAGTTATAAATACGCTGCTCTGCTTGACGAGTAAAGGTCGCCAAATTAGTGGTTGTAAGCCCCTGATTTTCGGTGTAAGCAATAATGGCAGCTTTTAATTCGGTATATGTCATGTGATGCTCGTTTTAACAGGTGCAAGAATCGCTGAGGCGACCCATTGTTTTGCATACGGCATCGGCATCATCCCAATACTAGCAAACGAAGTATCAGCCGTGAACCCGACGTAGACGGTAACCCCAAGTCTACTCTCTGGACGAGGTTGATGCAATGCCTGTGGCTCATTTATTGAGCGTTTTGGCTCCAACTGTGGGTGCTTGGGCTCATAACATTCTGGACAGACTTTAAAGCCCGTCCATTCCTTAATAAGCGTATTGAGCTTGTACCGTTGGCCGCACCTGTCGCACAGCGCAATTGCAAACTTGCCTGATACATAGGCCATGGCTTACCTCTGTGTGTAGGTAGGTACCACAAAGAAGCCCGAACGCTCACGGTCTTCCGCTGCTGCACGAGCAAATTCTTCTTCGTATATCTGCTTAAGCATCCCAATACGATCAGGTGCTTTCTTGACGGCCAAATAGTACGCCAAGGCTGCAACCAAACAAGGCAAGAAGCGGAAAGAGATATCTGCAGTGTTGGTAAACGCTCCTGCATTGTCCATGCGACGAATTGCATAGTACACAAACGTCCATGTCTGCGTTGCATCAGGAGAAGGATACAAAAATACCTTGGCAGGCACTGTGCGCTGAATGTAGTACTGCGCGGGGCGCGACTGGGTCAGCTTGTTAGGCACATGGAGCCACTCAGCGCGGCCTATACGGTCGATTGTGATGTCCTGCTGGGTAGACTGGCCTGCATTGGTCCGAATCACGGCTGAGAGGCCGTCAATCGTGTCTGCGGGCAGGTCATACTCATACACCCCGGGCGTTAGCACCTGCTGGCGCTGCTCAATCGTCCACAGGTTAAGACCACGGTTGGCCCACTCTGCAAAAATCAAGTTGACGGAGCGAAGCGCCGTCTTCATGTCGTAACCGTCGCGCACCTCAATACCGCAGCGCTCATACGCCTCAGCTATGAGGTCGTCAAACTGCAGATCAAAATCGGATACGCCGGAAACAGCCATATCAATAGATCATTGCTGTGCGGGCACGTGCTGCACCAACACCACGAACGGCAACTTTATCGCCCTGAACGCTTTTCTTAACGTTTTGGCTAAGCGTATCGCCTTGGGACTGGCCCATACCGGCAACCATCCCGCCCTTAGCAAAACCTTTTTTAGCAATACCTTCGCCTTTTTTTGCGAGTCCGCCGTCTTTATATTTCATATCGCCACCTTCTCTGAATTTTTTGCCTTTACTGGCCTTACTGAAATCCATCGCCACAGATTGTGGGATGCCGACTTTTTTAGCAAATGCAGGATTGTGCGCCGCTGCATCCATCAACTGCTTTTGTTTTTTACTGACTGCGGGCATTTGTTGCTCCCATTAAGCGGTCTAACTTCTCATCCAACCTGTCTAGTCTATCCAAAACACGGTTGATGTCTGCATGGACTTCGGCTTTTGTAACATATTCTTTGGCAATTTCTTCACGGGTGCGATTAAGCAGAATCTGCAAGCGATTAAGCTCTTCAGATTTATCCTTTAATACCCATCCGACAAAGCCCAAAAGCACCGTCAGGCCTATGTTCCACAGCATCAATTCCATTTAGCACTTCCACTTCTTCAGGCTCTTGTTAATCCTGCTATCTGGATCCTTGGCTGTCTTCTCGCTTGTCAGCTTCTTCTTCATGCCTTCCATTCGGGCACAAAAGCTGTCTTTGCGAGGGCCTCCCTCTGGCTGCGGGGCCTTTAATCCGGGTTTACCCGGATTGGCCTTGTTGTAAGAAGCACGGCCCTTGGCGTTTAATCCGCCACTGGCACTTTTGCCCTCTTTCCGCTGCCAAGCAGGAGACTTAGCCATTTCAATACAGTTTGCAGGGCTTGTTACGGGCTTGGCCTACACCACGGGGCGTAGTGGAGCCAGAAGGAGCCACAGTTTTACGTGCGGTCTGCTTTGGGCCGCCTTTAGCCATGTCTTGCTTTTGTGCACCGGGCTGAACTTCGCCTTGGTACTGATCATCTGCCATTTTTGCTGCTCGTCCCATTTTGGACTCCTTATCCGTAGAAGAATGTAACGGAAGTTACGTTTGTAAGAGTGAGGTAAGGATCTGCTTCAAAGCGCACACCGTCGTTAGGAATAATAACGTACATGTTGCCTGTAGCAGAGCTAACCGGAGTATCAAACTTAAGAAGTTCTGTGCCACTCACGCCGCCGTCTTTAAACGAGATGGAACCAGCAGTAGCGGACAACAGGGCATACACCCCTTTGATACGCGCGCGAGGAACACCAATACCGGTAGCACCGGTAGCAGTCATCGTCTTCGCTTTTACGTCATATTGAAAACCCATAATCAATCTCCTTTAAAAACGGGGCCGAAGCCCCTTGGGTTGATTAGGCAGTACGGGTAAACACGTAGGCTGTTGCGCTAGAGAACATGATGGTGAATCGTGCCAAGCCGGTTGCGCCAGCAGCAATTGTCAAATCACCAAAACTGCCTGCTGTATCAGCAGCAGCGCTAGACAAGATGCCGTTGGTTGCAACAGCGATAGTCACGGTGCTTGCGCCAGCGGTGTTATCCACATACAACTCCAACACAGTACCACGGGTTGCGCCAATAGCCGCACCAAGCAATGTGCCTGTAGGCAGTGTAATCGTTGTGGCAGCGGCAGAAGTAGAAGTGATGTAGCCAGTTGCAACTTGAGCAGCAGTGGCGGTGCCAGTAGCGTTGATTGCAGCAGTGCTAGGGTGATTCTGATCAGTGAAAACCAGATTTGTAGTAGTCAGGTTGGTTACGCTGGTGGTAGCACCAAATGTAGCGTCAACGGTGACTGCGCCAGTGGTGGCACTGATAGAAATGTCTTGAAAGCCATTTACGGAACGAACTGGTCCATTAAACGTGGTATTTGCCATGATTTTTCCTTACATACAAGTTAGGCGCATCAATCTGTATGTTGTCAGCCGGGACTGTTTGATGCACCGGATAACCCCGGAGTGATTGCAATATACACCAAATAAAAAGGGGGCACAAGGCCCCCTTCACATATTTCCGAAGAAATATTAAGCGCCGGGCGAACCGTAAGCGCCACGTGGGTCAGACCAGCCAAAGCTGTAACGCTCACGAGCCTTGTAACGAACGTTACCTGTATCAAAGTCGCCTTCAAAGGCAGTCTTGATGGGTGAACGCTGGAACATTTTCAAGCCGTTAGGTGCATCAGTGATGATGAACCAAGCATTGACGTCAGTCAGGTAGTGATTGACGGCAT